CACAATTGTCTGACACTGAGCGTAGAAGCAAATTGGGTTGTGATGACGCAATTATACTACATAAATATCTCATGACGGGAGCACACAGTGGAGAGTATTTTGTACACAAAGCAGGGGATTTGGCCAAGCATTATCAGATAGCGGAGAATGTTGATGAAGAGGAGCCTAATGATTATGCTCGTCTTTACGCTAGAGCTCCGCTTGCTAATGTTGAAGCGGTTTTCCCTTCTGAGTGTAGAGCAAATGAAATAGACACTATTGCGAATCGTGTTGAGAAACCACACAGGATGGCGGCACGTGTTAAGGTCCGCGCTTGTTATGCTGAGTATGCTCGTGAGTTTGTTGATAATGTCGTTGGGGATTGTAGTGGAAGCCCACTTTCGGTTGAGGAAGTGGGTGAGCTGCAGAGTGGTCCACGACAGCGACAACGAACACTCAGGGCCGTGCTCGTAGCAGCTGAGAAATTTGTTGCTAAGGCATTTCAAAAGCGGGAGCCATACACTGTTGCTAATAATCCTCGGAACATTACAACATGTCCAACTACACACACGCTGCGATTATCTGGCTTTACATTGGCTTTCAAGCGTGATGTGCTTAAACACCATCATTGGTACATGCCATGTCACACTCCTCAGGAAATTGCAGAGAGTTTGATGCGGTTTGTTAGTAAAGAACACGAGGTGGTGATGAGTGATTTCAGTAGATTTGATGCTACGGTGACAGAGTGGACACGCAGAAATGTTGAGTTCGCATGCTACCGTAGATGGTGTTCTGCTACACATATAGGAGAGCTGAATAGGTTGCTGGAATCGGAATTGAATCCACTAGCGTTCACTAAAACCGGTATTAAGTATTCACCGGGTTGTAGTCGTTTGAGCGGATCTCCGCTCACTACTGATGGTAATACACTGATAAATGCGTTTCACTCATACGCTACCATGCGTAGATGCGGTTTTGATCGCAAGGAAGCCATGGAGCGCATGGGTTTGTTTTATGGAGATGATGGAGTGTCGACAGGGGAGGTCGGAGACCGAGCTTATAGAGCTGTCGCTCGTGATTTGGGCTTGTCTGTTAAAGTTGAAAGGAGCTTGAAACATGGTCAGATAAATTTCCTATCGCGGATTTTCCCTGATCTTTGGTCTAGCCCTTCATCCTGCCAGGATCCACTTCGGACTTTGGCTAAGTTGCACACTACTGTACAGACCACACTCCCTATCGAGGATTGTGGTATTGCTAAATGTGAGGCTTACCTAATAACTGATGCAAAGACCCCATTGTTGTCAGATTGGTGTAGTGCGTACCTACGCAACACCAGAGCCCGTATTGATGACCGTGTGGTGGAGGATGTGCCCTATTGGGTAAAGCAGGAGGATGACAGAAATAATAGTTGGCCTCAGTGTTCACGTGAGTTTCTCATGGACACTGTTGCCCGTTGTTTGGGTGTCACTGCGGATGAGGTTGCGAAGACATGTGAGGAGTTGAATACTTTTCATGGAGATGTCATGAACATGCCTCAGCTGACGGTGGTACCGGTTGCTGAGAAAGTGTCTGTTATTCGCAGTCAGGTAGATGCTGCTGAAGGGATTCGTGTCATTTCTGACTGTTCACGAGAGAACAACAATGAACGGAGACAGGGATTTACAGAGAGAATCCAATGTGCATTGGCGGTGGGCGTCACTGGAGACGATGGTGCAGAGAATGCAGGAACATCTCAACACCATCGTGCAGCCAGTGAGGACCATACGCGAGGTGCACATGAACGAACGGGAGAGGCAGGGTCTGGTGTACACACTGGACACAAGTCTCAACCGAGTGGAAATGTTAATGGAGGACGCGCGATGTTCAGCTGCCGAGGCAGTGGCCTTGGTAAATGGACTTCTCAAGCTCGTCCTCGGAACCCTAATTGGACAAGACGCAGTGGATGTCCCGGACGGAAGAGTCGACCCATGAGAGGGTCTGACTGTTCCGACTGGAGAGATCACCCACGTGCCCA